CTCTTGAAGAGGCTGATACCAGCAACTTGAGCAATCTTACCTGTTGAAACATCACCAACACCACCTGTGTCACGATTGATCGCAACATTGTCAGCAGTGAGGAGAGTGTAGTATTGGCTTGGAGAGAGAACAGCAAAACGACCTTCTTCAGGAGCGTCTTTCTCGTCAAGCGAGCGAGCCACAGCGTATAGCGAGTCAACAAGACCAGCAGCAGTTGTGGTAGTAGCACCAGAGATGCTTGTACCGCCGTTGCCACCGATTTCGGATGCACCACCAGCAGCAGCGAAGAGAGTCTTCATTGTTGCGATGTCGAAGCGCTTAGCAAGAGCCTTACCGAGTTCCTTAGCATAGATGCTACGGACGTCGTAGTGGTTCTTGAGCTCATCGATATTGGCGATGAATGTCGAAGCAATCAGAACGTCATCAATGTTGATGGTGCGCTCAGCGTGCTTGATGTTGGATAGGTAGCTGTTAGAGCTGTCCACGATGTCTTCACCGACTGTGTGGTATTTAGCTTCAGCAACACCTGTGACAGGGAACTGAGCTGTTTTACCAGACGAGATGGTGCGAACCATGTGCAGGTCTTTCATGATGTTTTGCTCCTCGAAAGTAGTCAGGATTTCTCCTGAGAATACTTTCAGGAAGAGTGCGTTAGCATCTCCCGAAGCATTTACTTGTCCCAAGCGGGACGGACTTGTATTAGCCATTATATTATTTCTTTTTTGAGTTAGTTTACTTAGTAGCAACTCCCAGAGTGGGGGTTACAGGTTAGGTGTTCTTACTCACTTGGTTCACCGCTAGGTTATCCTCCTCGGAGGGCAAAGCTGTTACTTCTTGCGGATGGGAACGAAAAGTTTATTTCTTCTTTTTAGGAAAGCCCTTCTTCATATTTGAATAGGATTTATCACTAATCGTAGACTTCTTTGGACTACGAGAGATGCCGAGTGCACGGCGGCGATTTATGTTTTTGTATAGGCTCATAAGTTAGCATTTCCATTAATATATTTTATTATTATTGGGGTTGCCCTACTTCTGTAGGTATTGAGATTGATTTGCTTCTGGTCATTACGGGCGCTTTCTACACGTTTCCACGCTCCGCCCCCACCGTTCCATATAAACAGCAGGTGGTCAGCCGTAGGTGTAACACCAGTAGATGCAATGTGCTTCGCGTAGTGGCTCAAAACAGCATAGGCGAGGTGCTCACTGAACACAGGGTCAAAGGCGTCCGTATGAGTGGCTTTAGAGCCTGTTATACGGTTGTAATCATCTACCATTACCTTGTGGATTTGGTAGTGACCATAAGCAGCCCTGTTATCTCCTACTACATCGTAGGGACTATCAGGGTAGACTTCCCACTGAGGGATAAGCTTAACAAAGTCTTTAAGTGTTATTGAAGGGGATGCTGGACAGCACCCAGTAATAAGCAACAACAGGACTGCTATTTTATAGGTCAATTTAACGAACCTGAGAAGACCCGAAGTAGAAGCCTACGATAGCAAGCATTGCTTGACGGACTTCAGGTAAGAGAACGAACCCTTGAAGGGATTCCCAGCTACCATTCCCCAATCCAAGTAGTTTAAAGAAACCTCCTAGACCCTCTTTCTCCACCGTTATAGGTGTTGATGTTAAGGCAAGGAGGAAGGGAGCCACAATAACAGCGAATAGGATGAAGAAGACAAAGATACGTCTAATCCAGACACCGCCTCGAGCTTGTGCTTTATCGGCAGATTCATCAGCTGCGGCTTGCTTTTGAAGAAGCATCTCGAAGTTACGAGTTTGTGCTTCAGCTTGCGCGGCAATCATTTTCATTACAAAGCCAGACACACCGCCGCCAAGCATTGCTATAAGTTCAATAGACATAATATTTGTTGGGTTAAAAGATTGAGGAAACAGACATCCGCTTTTCTACGTTTTCACGATAAGCTGGATCACTGGCATAACGAGGGTCACGCATAGCTTCGGTAACTTGAGCAGTGGAGCCAAAGGGTTTTACACCTGAGTCACCTGAAGTGGAACCTTGAACAAGAGCAGGGCCTTTACCACCAGCCGCTTGGAACTGAGCATACAGTCCTTTAACAGTTATACGGGCTTGCTCTACTGAGTTACCTTCTACGATAGAGTTAAAGGCATCTAGGTCTCCATCAGCTAGGTTCTCAGAAGCCCACTCAGCCATAGCCTCGTAGTTACCAGCACCGCCAATAGACTCTTGGATAGTAGCCGCTTGCTGAACAGACATAGCTTCTTGACCTGCAATGTATTGCTCAACGAACTCGCGGGGCAAGCCAGCGGACTCAAGAGCATCAAAGGTCTTGTCAGACAACTCACCACTCTCAGCAAACTCACCACGAGCCGCATCAATAGCGCCTGTAGTTGTCTCTGTAGTTGATGGCTCTTCTGTTGAAGCTTTCTTGTCTGCCTTTGGCTTGGACATCTTCTGTTGAAGAGCCTTGTAAGCCTTAGCCATTTCTTCGGGACTCTCAAACTTTTCGTCAAGCCACTCTGGGCGTTCTTCTTCAGTAGACTCTTCGTCTTCATTGAGCTGCTCTTCGATAGTTTCCTTGCCCTCTTTAGGGTCGGCTTCAAGCGTTTGGTTACGCTGGTTAGCTGCTTCTTCTTGCATAGCAGCTTGTTTTTCGAGGGAGATATTCTCTTCCTCATTTGTTTCGTTGATCTGTACTTGATGTAGGTCAGCCATTTTTTATTTCTCTTATTCCTCTACGGGAGTTTGTTCTTGTTGCGTTTTTGCTTGGTCAGAAATAGCTTTGATACCACTTGGGCCAAGCTTCTCTGCCATTTGCATTTGTTGCACTTGTTGGGCTTCTTGAGCCATTTGTTCTTCAGACTTAACTAACCCGTCAGTTTTAATACCGAGGGAGGTAGCACGTCGTTTAAAGTATTCACCGACATTCACGTATTGAGCTACGGCTTCAGGGCCTACTACTTGAGCGGCTCCAGCTAGGAACATATCTAGTTTCTGTAAATCGTTACCACGACCAAGAGCTTCTACGCCTGTAATAATAACAGGATTGATGATGTCCTTGGGAAGCTTCGGTAGCTTCTTCTTCTTACGCATGACATCCATTAGGCGATTAACCATAGGCATCTGAAGCTCCACTGAGAGCAACGAGTAGAGACCACCAATGGCAACCTCTAGCTCTTGTCCTAGCATACGTATTTCTTCAGCAGTGACACGCTCTGCGTTACGAACAACACCAGAGGTAAGTAAGAAAGCATGACCGAGGCGTTCCTCAATCTTTACGATGCTCTCTTGGACAACTCGGAAGTCATTAAACTTGTTGAGCTGGAGAACGGACACATCAGCAGCGTTGCCTTGTGCGATAGCTCCATTAGGTGCTTCTGCTAAGGTCTTAGCTCTGGTCGTGCCGTTGGGATTAACGAGGAAGAGAACCTTAGCGGCTGCGGCAGAGCCTTCTACAAGAGCTCTTTGGAGGCTCTCAAGAGATTGCAGGTCGCCTAGATACTCTTCGACGTATCCACGCCCGTAATCCTCACCGTCAATGCGGGAGAAGCGGAGGGGGATAAAGGGGTTCTTGTCTAGTGGGTAGAAGCCTTCACTATCAGGAATAAAGTTACCGTTGATTTCCTGCCAAACCTTCCAGCCGTTTTCTTTACGGCACACAGCAGTGAACAGGTTGACCTCGTTGTCAGCGCCTTGTCCATCATCGTTACCAGCAATGTCTCGCATCTCTTGGGAGAGGGACATATAGGATAACTGCTCTTTGGTGCAGATGTATAGGATGTTACCCATTGGGTCACGCTCAACACAGAAGCGGTCTATGTGGAACACACGCATACCACCCTCTTCAGGAAGGTAGATAAGGGAATTACCTGTAATGATAAGGTGCTTAAGAGCTTCATGGAGGGCTGTGCGATAGGTCTCACGGCTAATCTCGTCCATAACGGACTCTTCAACTTGCTGAAGGGACTTCTCAATCTCAGAAATTAACTCTGGTGGAGCGCCTTCTTGTTCAAGGCCGTGGCTGTCTACGTTGAGACGAAAGAAAGGGGCATTGGGCGGGAGGAGCGCTAACAGTAATTTAGATGCTAGGTTATTTACTCCACGAGCACCTATGCCTTGAAAGGGGGTCTCTAGGCGGCTATGTGCGCCAAAGCCCTCATCGGTAATGATGTAGGGTAGAGTTAGTTTGGAACACTGGCGAGCACGATCTACGTATTGGTATCGCTTACCTTCCAGTTTGGAGTAGAGTGCTTGAGCTGTTTCAGTAGTCATATATTATCTATTTATAAAATAATCCCCGTCCGAACGGTGGGCTTCCTTCTGTTGGTCATAAAATCTCACCGATTGAGGTTAAGGAGCGCTACGGAACGGACGGAGTTAAAGGGTTAATTAAGGGTTATCTTCGAGGTTGTCAGGGATTGCGTAGGTGTCAACGACGGAAGTCTCCTCAAGGTCGTCGAGGTCATACTCAGAAACATCTAAAGCCCACATACCGTCAGCCGTAGGGACTGGCTTGGTCACCCATCTGGTTCCCTTGCCATCAGTCCAGTAGGAGAAGTTGTTGTCTTTGCCTTCTTCGTCGGCTCGCTCAATGGCGGCTTCTTCGCTTGCGTATATTAGATACATTAGTAGATGTCGTATTGATTGTTAATGTTAGCTTCGATGGCTGGACGGTTGGCTGACTGGTCGGAGGTATATATAATTATTTCATTTATGGGCTGGGTGTAAAAAGAAGCAGCCCGAAAAGTAAAATTACAGCCAATTCTAAATTTTCTTGTGCCCGTGCTTGTTTGATTTGGGGATACCATAGAACTTGAGGCAGCCGCAGTTCCACCGTCCCTCGAAATAGAAGCGTTGGGGAAAGTACTAACTAATGATACTAGAGCTTCGCTACTTGTCACACTTGTAAATATACCAGTCAAAGCGCTGTTACCTTTACTTTGAGTTATGAGCCCTACAGTGTCACTATAACCATTTAGAGTTAACACCCAACCCCCATAACTTGTGCTATTTGAAACGACTGCCCCACAACTAAACGCAACTGCTTGACTAGCCGCAATATGTGGAGTTAATACAGTAAACAAAGAGAGTTGGGGTACGTTACAAATATCGGAGTTAGTTGTCTCAAGGAAAGTATCAGTCCCATCAAGGAAATCTATTCCTCCTGTTACCAAAGAACCAGCATCAACAATCTTAGGTTGGCTTCCAGCAGTCAACTGTGTAGCATCACTGCTGTTACCTGACTGGTCATACCAAGTCTCTACAAAGCCGTCCACTGTGTTGTCATACGCAGGGATACCAGTGATGCTGTAGGCTTCACCGATGTTAGCTTCAATGGCTGTGCGGTTGTCTGTTTGGTTAGTGTCGTAAATGACAATTTCTTTTACTGTGCCTTCTATGAAACTTAAATCCCTTCTTGCTGCAATTTGATTAGCAACGGTTGAAACATTTGCCTCCCCTTGATTTGCGTCTGGAATTCCATCAACAATCAAAGAACTGTTAACAAAAGCTTTTACATTTGGGTCATTTGTTGTTCCATCGTGCAGAGCCGTAAATAATGTTAATCCAGATGTGCTACTACTATTATCAATGTCGATTGCACCAGTAGTATAGTACCACTTTGTTTGAATATTTCTAAATCCTATACCTCTATTGCTGCTAGAATTTCCTAGCGTGAGGTCATTGGATGAATCTTGTCCGTCCTGAACAGAGAAAACGCACCCCGCTTTATTTTCAAAGCTAATATCACTAGTTAAAGAAAAGAAATCATTACTACCATCGAACTCAAGACCACCGCTAGTATTTAAAGCTCCAGCACTTACAATCTTAGGCTGACTCGCAGCAGTTGCTTGAACTGCGTGGTTACCTGTTGCTGTATCTCCTGCTTCATTGGTTACACTTTGGTCATACCAAGTTTTAACGAAGCCGTCCTTAGTAACTGTCGGAGATGGAACTTGAAAGTCACTTATGGTGTAGGAACCCGTACCAAAATGCCTAAACATTAAGTGTGTTCCATCTGCTGTTGCAGTTAAAGTTTTCGTATAAGTTCCATTGGCGGTTATAAATTCATAATTAGTTTTCTGACTACCAGTACCTGTAGAGTCTGTACCCATTAAATGTGGGTCTCCACCAGTGTTATTAAAATTACTAACAGTAAATTGTACTGTGATTTCATCTCCGTTTGTAAATGAATAAGGAAAGCCAGCCATCGACGCTCCTCCATCACCATTGTCAGCAGAGAACCCAGTGTTTGACGCATTAGTCAAAGTATAATGATTATAACCCCCAGTGCCATTAACCGCTGTTCCTACTGAAAACGAAACAAAGTCCACCAAAGTTCCATCAGTAACTTCATCCGCAGTAAAGGACTTCAGGGCATCGTCAGCGCTCCGACGAACCTGCACTACAAACTTACCATCAGCACGGGCTACGGTATCTCCAGTAGCCGCTAAGGTAGCCTGACGTGTCCCTAGGCTACGAAGTGAATAAGCCGCTTTTGCTATCTGGTAGGCTCCATCACGACCTGTAGATGTAAGAGCCTTTATGTCCAGTGGAGCCACGACTTGAGTGTTTACCCAGTTCTGGAGTGTACCATTAGATACCTCCTTGGCTAAGAAGTCACGCTCGTGGTTGTCACTAGCACGACGAACACGGACAACCTTGTTGTTACCCGCTTTGTCGTTAAGGTCACGTAGCGAATACGCTGCTGATGCCCCACCAACTACTTTACTCAGTAGAGGCTCGATGTCCCGCTTTACGGTGATACTTTGAGAACCCCCGAAGGTGGTCTCTTTAGATTGTTGTTTAGGAACCGCTGTGTGGTCTACTGTGATTGTCTCTGTGCCTGCGATGCCAGTAATAGTCCAATATATAGTCGAAATCTTCCAAGGTCTGTCCGAACCATTCGCACCGTCAAAACATCCCCACGTTTCATCATCCCCAATCGCATAATCATAGCCATCTGTCTCGTTGAAATTACAGGCGGTAATTGTAATCCCGCCTCCCACTCTAGTCCAAGTGGAATTTCCAGTAACAGGAGCCGTAGTATTATATACTCCATTAAACTCAGGTTTATTTGGAACGGTTACTTGGATTGAGGTAGTGTCGTCTGTAAGAGGGAGCGTTACCGCTCTAGACATATTCCGAACCCCCGCGAACTTGTCACGGTTGATAGTATAAGTTTCACTGCCTCCATCTGCATGGTTAATCGTGAGGGTTCGGTCTGCCATATTAGTATTTAATTAGTAATTGATATTAGCGCCACTACCAGATGAACCTGTGTTCACTGTAGAGCGGCGAACAGTAAGAGCAGAAGTGCCACGCTTTTTAGAGCTTTGGCGGTTCTTGAGAGCACTATTCTCTACCTTCTTTGCTGTCTTAGTAGGAGGGGGAGGAGGAGCGGGTGGTGGAACTGGATCGGGGATTTTGGGGGATGACATGCACATATTATTATTTTTACTTTGGGTTGATTATATTTTCAGTTTGAAGTTGATAGTGATGCTTAATGAAATTTACCACAGAGCGTTGTCCATAGTGAAAGTTGAGTTGAGGAACACTGTCAGTTACAGGGAAGTCCTGCGCTGGAAAGGAGCCCTCTAGAGCGTCTAGGAGTGCCTTGTTTATGGGGGGCATTTCTGCTTGATTGTCTATTTCCATCGTTACGGTAGTTTATATGTTTACAAGTCGTTGAGTTCCTTGGGGAGCTTACCCTGTTCAATCCACTTCTTAGTCTGAGTAAGACACATAGCGTTCCAGATGATTGCTCCCGCATGGTCTTCGGTCTCATCCCCTTCCATAAGCTGCCAAAGGTGGCGATACAGGGAGTCCACATAGCGACTAAGAGGAATACCTTGCGTCCAGTTGTCCCTTCCATACTTAGTAGCCCCGTCTTCAAACCTCCGAGCAACAGCCCGAAGAGCATCTACAGGTATCAAGGAGGGGTTGCCTTTACCTTCGGAGGCATCTCGGACAGCGCCAGTAGCAAACTCGGAGCGAGCCCCAGAGTCGGGGAGGGTTGAATTGAGATGTTCGTCTGCGGCTTTGATTACGTTTGTCATATTTGAGGTGTGTTTGATGTTGGCTTGCGCGATGTCGTAGGCGAGCCTTTCTATTGCATTAATCATTTGTTAGGTGTCCACAGCGTTATTTCGTGGGTATCAAAGTTGTAGTCACCAGCCCTTAGGATACGGGCAAGGCGAGCAGTCAGTAGTGCTTCATATTCGGTTTCCCCTTTGGCTTTGTAGGCGTCCACAACGGTCTTCCAAGTAGCTCCGTTCTTATCTAGGAGTTTCTTAGCGGTCATAGGGCCACAGCCTTTGATACCTCCGAAGCCGTCCGTAGAGTCTCCCATGAGGGATTGGACGAGGTGGAAATGATCGGCTTCTTCTTTGCTGATTATACGCAAGGTGTCCTTTAGGTGGTTATACCAGTGGATAGGAAGGGTAGCGAAGTCCTTGTCCCCAGAGACAGCCACACGGTTCTCAGGGTCTTCCGTAGCCCAGATACCAATAGCGTCATCAGCCTCAATGTTAGGATAAAGTTCAGAGTCATACTCCTGCATCATCCAATCACGAAGCTCACCAATGCCTAGAGGCTTCCGCTTGTCTTTACGGTTGGCTTTGTAAGCAGGCCACAGGTCGTGACGGAACGTGCGACTAGGAGAGAAGAACACCTTAATCTTCTTACTCTTAAGAGCGTTGCTGATAGTATCAATGTTACGGTCAGCTTCAGCCTTAGCTTCCACCATGTTGGTTTGAAGTGTCCAAGTCTCATCATCCCAGCGCATCTCTTGTTCAGCCGCACAAGCAGCCTTGTAGAGTATCATGTCCCCGTCTATCAATAATAACTTATTCTTTGTTTCTTTCATGATGTGTGTATTAGTTCAGGTTGAATAGTTTTGAGGCGTTCATTGGCGATGTGAAAATACTTCTCGACCTTCTCAATGCCGATGAAGTTACGATTTAGTTGCGTCGCTATCTTACCAGTAGTCCCAGAACCAAGAAAAGGGTCGAACACTGTATCACCCTCGTTACTCCATGAGAT